GCTTTGCCTGGCCACCCACCCTGACGAAGCATTCCGCACACGCTGTCTGCGTAGTGGCAGACGTTACGCAAAAGCTCGATCAATTCGCGCTCGTCCTGCCCGACCGAGGGCGTGGGCTTGCTTGCTTCATTGGCGAGAGGGGCGGCGTATAGCGGCCGAATCTCGGTATTGCTCTTGATCTGCGCTGCGACCTTTTCTGCCGTCTCCCGCTCAAAGTGCACGCTGTTCTTGCGCATCTCACCAATGCCCCAATAGACGGCCCAAGCAGCTTCCGCTTGCTTGTCGATAGCGGCAGGCTGGCGGGCGAGCGATCTAGCGGCAACCCACGCGGACTCCCACAGTTCTTTTGCGAAGGGCGTCGCGGCATCCCAACTTTCGCCACTCTTGCGCTCATACGCGGTCTTCATTTGCCATTCAGTCATGCTGTCCTCGCTCCAATAGGAACTACGTTGCTGCCTGCTGCCTGTGCCGCGACAACTGCCGCCGGCAACGGGCCTACCCTGAGCATGTCGATCTTCCAGCAGCGCGTCTGCCCCTTGGCGAACGCCGAGTCGGCGCCCAGCACCTTCTGCGCATCGCGCATCGTAATGACGCCCATCGCCTCGAGCGCCACTTCCAGCGGCCGGAACGCGGTCTTGACCTCGGTGCAGTACTCGCGGATCGCCGACTTCGACACGTACATCGTGCTCGTGTCCACCTCGTGCCGGATGAGCAGCGCGTTGTACGGGCGCACCACGACGTTATCGAGATTGGACGACTGCTTGGCCGACAGCACCAGCATGTTGCCGATGTGCTGCTCAAGAAACTCCGACAGCACTTCGAGCGGAGACGTCTTGTTTTCGGTGATGTTCTGGCGTTGCGAGGTGAGGTGCGACACCATCCACGTCATGTCGGCGTCGATCGGAAAGCCCGGCAGCAGGCCGCACGCCTGCGCAATCTTCGCGCCGGTAAAGGCCGCCGCGACCGTCGCCGACCAGAAGCGCTCAGCCGATGCGTTAGTGGAATTCAGCATGCGGTCCACCCGCGCGATGTTCCTGATGTAGCCCTCGCGCACCGCCTTGTAGTTGCTCACTACCTGCTTCATGAACACGGGACCGGCGTGGCCGTAATTGCCCTTGATCGCGCGCAGGAAATTATCCGCCTTGATCTTTGCCTCGGGGCCGGCGTCGACCAGCGAGAACTCCACACCAACAAGCCGCATCAGGTGGGGGTCGACATCCTTTCCGCTTGCCATGATGCGCGAGACGTCGTCCGTGTTGGCTGACGCGAGCACGATCGTCTCCCACGATACGCGGCGGTCGTTGAGCCCCTGCCCGTCACGCATACGGGCCTTGCCTGTACCCTGCGAGATGTTCAGCAGCACGCGGCGCACTTCGTCCGGATCGCGCTCGGTGATGTCGTCCCACAGGAACGGCAGCGAGTGGAACGTGCCGATCGACTCGTACAACGCGTTGACGGTTGAGCCATCCTTGTTACCGTTCAGGATCAGCGCATCGGGCTCGCCCCACACCGACGAGCAGGCTTTCAGGGTGGTGGTCTTGCCACGCCCTGACGAGCCACTGGCCGTCATCAGCACACCTTTGTTGCCGGTGTCGTTCATGTGGAAAAGCGGCGCACCGAACGACGCGTAGAGGAAGAAACGCGAGCCTTCATAGCCGGGCTTGTTGTAGAACTGCATGGCCTGCAGCCAGCCGTCGAGCGTGCCGCCCGGCTGCACTCCATCTTTCGTTACGCTGCGCACGGCGCGGCTCGGCTGGTGCGGGCGGCTCTTGCCGTCGCCAGTGATGACAGCGTTGCCCAGCACGAACTCGCGGTGGTCATCGTGCCACCCCATGCGCTCATAGAGCTTTTCGCGGTCGGCATCAGCCGCCAGCTTTTGCAGATATGCGCTCATATACAGTTGCATTGCCTTCGCTTGGTCAGGTGCCGTATAGACACCTTTGGACATCAGATAGCCATGCACCTTGCGGCTATCCGACAGCATGTGTTGCTCGATCTCCATATCCTGCACCGGCAGGCGCGGCAGGTGCGCGCGCCACATCGAGCGCTCGGCGATGGATGAATCGTTGCCGGCCTGACGCAGGATGCGCGTCGGGTAGAAGTCGTACGGGCAGATCATTTCGTGCATCGGGTTGCCGTCACGGTCTTCGGTGGCCATCAGGATCGCGCCATCCTTGCGCCGCTTGTAGTTCGCGGGCGGATCGGGCAGCGTGATCGTCTGCGTAAGTCCCGTATCGATGTCCACCATCTCGATGGTCGGCGCCGGGGCTTCGGCGACTATGCGGCCAAGCTGTGCCGGCGAAGTGATCTTTTCCCAGTGCGGGCAGGATTCACAGGTAAGCGGATTTTCCTGATGGAAGTGCTTGCAAGCCGTCGGACCCGTGCGCCAGTTCTCCAGCTTGAGCAGCGTGCGCGATTCATCATAGTCCGCATGGCCATCCGAAACTGCGCGATAGGCAGGCGCTTGAGGCTCGCAAAACTTGACCACACCCAGCGCGGCTCTCCACAACTGCTCGCCTGCGTTGGCGCCACGAGTCGAGGACAATTCACCAAGCTGTGCGCAATGGAACGCGATCCGCCCGAAGTTAAGCGGGTCGTTCGTGACACCAAGATTGCCGTCTTCGAATGGGTCCGCAGGTGCGCCAGCAATGTCCGCGACAACGCGCTGCTTGCGCAACCCAAGACCAATATTGTCCGCATAGTCGTCGAGCCTCTGTTTGAAGTCATCGAAAGCGATGGGCGTGGTGCCCCGGATGAACCTGACCGGGTTATCGCGCCGGATGTTGTAGCCGCCAAGCGCGCGCAGCACGCGGGCCTGATCGCTGGTCAGCGACCTGTCAGCACGGAAACCCTCGTTGATGCAGATGTCCTTGAAGCGCTCCGCGGCGATGCGCCACTGCGTCGCAGCAACCGCGTGGTGCAGTGGCCAGTACATGTGATAGCCGCCCCCCGAGTCCACGATCATCGGCTCGGGCAGGTTCAGCTTCAGGCGGAACTGTTCGAATTCGGCGAGCGCGGCGGGCTTGTCCGGAAACTTGCGCGGGTCCGCAGCGTCAACGTCCAGATCAAGAAAGAAGCTGCGCATCAGCAGGGCATTGGCCTGCGTGCGGGAGCGGTACTTACCTTTCGTGCCGTCGGCGTTGGAGAACTCGGGGTCCCAGTAGCGGTCGTCCTTGTACGTGGCCATCGCAAAATACGCGGCCTTGTTCTCGAACGTGAGGCGGTTGATGTGCGCGATAGCAGAATCGATGTTCTGGTGCGCGACGTTGATCCAGCCCTTGCTCGGCGCAGGCGTTGCGGTGAATATCCAGCCGCTGTCTGGCAGAAGCAGTTGCAGGAAAGTCTTTGTATTCATGGATGCGCCCCGTGACCCTTCGGAAAATTATTTCTTATGCTCGCCCCGGTCGGCGAACGTTTTCCAACGGTCACGACTTGGCTGCGGGCTTGTACTTGACGACCAGCTTGTACAGCATGGCGATACGTTCTTTGGTGTTACCCGCGAGCGGCAGGTCTTTGCCGCGTTTGGCCTTACGCAGCACGGTAAGCAGGCGCTGTATTTTGACGATTTTATCCGCGTCGCGCGGGGACGAGTGGCCGTACATCCATCGATACACCGTCGGCTCCGAAACATTCAGTGCGCTCGCGATGCCTTCGACGGGCACATTTCCATCCAGCACGATCTCGGCAAGAGTCGGGCCAATGGCTTTCGGGTCGGCTTCGCGCGCCTTTGCGATCTGGTCCAGCCGTTCCTTGGTGATGATGCGTCCCATGTCTTTCCTCTGCAATGTGTGGGGTAAAAATTCAGGCGATAAAAAAGGCTACTAGCTTGCGCGTTCGCCCGGTACTGCGACCAGCCGCCGTCGCCCATCACGGTCAGCGGCTGGCTAATGCCCAGTAGTGGCTCAGTCGTCGTCCCAGCCAGACAGCAGGCTCGACAGCGCGGCCGGCGTACCTTCAGCGACCTGCACGCCTGCGGTTTCCGCTGCCGGCGCTGCGGTCGCTGCCTTGACTTCTGCGGCCGGCTTCGTGGCCACTGCGGCTGCCGCTACGGTTTCCGGCGGGGTTGCTGCTTCGACGCCCCAGTCGCCGCCGTCGTCAGCTTCGGCCGCTGCTACCGCTGCCGCCGCCGCCGCCGCTGCCGCTGCTGCCGCGTCCTGCGCTGCCTTGACCTTGGCTGCCTTGGCTGCTGCCTTGGCCGATGCCTGCGCTGCCGCGGTGGCCGCCGCTGCGTCAGTTTCAGCCTTGGCCTTTGCTGCCGCTTCCGCTGCTGCCTTGGCTGCGATTTCTTCGGCGCTCGGGCCCGCCGGCTTGGTAGTTGCTGCCGGGGTTGCTGCCGCTTCGCCGCCTTCAGTGTGTGCCGGTTGGCCAGCCATACCGTCGAGCCCGCCACCGTTGAGCAGCTTCGCGATTTCATCCGCTTCGGTCGACAGCTTGGCCTTGACCTTGGCTGCCTCGCTCGGGTCCAGCCAACGGCTTGCCGAGAACAGCAGCTTCGGGTAAGCCACCTTCGGGTCGAACTTCACGCGCGTCTCGACGGCTGCCGTGTGCTTCGCGCCGCGTGCCCGCAACATGTCCAGGTACTGATCCCACGCATACCAGCCCTTTGATTCTTCGTCCTTGTTGTCCTTATCCCACACGGACGTTTGTGCAAGGCGCAGCAGCAGCGCGGGGTGCTTGTCGATCATGGCCGGCGGCACGACTGCCACGCGCTTGTTGCTCGCGCAGGCCGTGACCTGTTTGCCGTTCTCGGTGATCTTCGAGCCCTTCACCGCGTTCGGGCAGGCCGCGCAGGTGGCGCAGATCGGCTCGGAGATATTGGCATCCGGCTTCACGCCGTCGGACGACGCGCATCGCGGCGCCGCGTTCTTGCCTTCCTCGAAGTTGCCTTCATAGAACGCGCGGCTGCGGCTCTTGTTGTGGTCGAGGATCACGAGCGAGACGATCTGCACCGGCACGACGTCGCCCGTGTCCGCGTCTTTCTTCGTGATCAGGATTTCCTCGCCGTCGACAATCCGGCGCCACTTGCTGCCCTTATAGGACAACTGGTTCAGCGACTGGCGCGGTGCGATGTTGCTCGCGTCGCCGTCGAAAAGTGCCATAAGGTGCGCGGGCATTTCTGCGATTGCGCCGGTGCCCTTGTGGTCGAAAGGGATGATGTCAGCCATTGTTATTCACCTTGAGGTGTGAGGGGGTATGGTGTGGGCACCGATCATACGACCGATGCAACTATTACTGCAACTATTCCTGCCCGAACTACTGTCACGAAATTACTGCGGCGTTTCCTGCGGGATCATCACACTGCGCACCGAACCAGCAAGCCCCATATGCATCAACATGTCGCGGCAGTGATGCGCCTGACTGATCGCGTCGTCGAGCGCGTTATGGTGCGTGCCGGTGCGGCTGAGCTTGAAGCGGTCCATCCCCGGCAGACCCTTCAACGTGCGGTAGCAGCGCTCGCGGTAGAACTGCCAAGGCGCTTCCTTGCCGCACGCCTTGTAGGCATCTTTCAGCAGGCCAAGATCGAACGCCGCGCTATTGCCCCACAGGTTGTCAGGACGTGAGTTGATCCAGTCGGTGAACGAGTCCAGTGCGAGCGGCAGTTCGACAGCATTCGGGTCTTCGAACACTGCCTGTGCTTCAGGCTTCTGCTTCATCCACCACTTGATCGTGTCGGCCGACGCCCGCAGTCCGACCTTCATGCAAGACTCGAGCGTGATGGCCTGATAGAACGGCTCCATCGCCTGCATCGGCCCCGCCACAAAGCGCACTGCGCCGATCGCGATAACCGGCGACCACGAGTCTGTGCCCATCGTCTCCAGATCAACCATGATTTCCACGCCGTGCTCGGGGGGTTGTGTGAAACCAGCCATCACTTATCTCCTGCTTTCCGCACACGCATCACGCGCTCGCGGAAGATGTTAAGACCGGGCGGCGGATTGCCCCCTGTCGTCTTCATGAATTCTTCGACGTGCCGCGACGACACGCGGCGCTCGAAAAAGTCCAAGTCCTTTTGTGCCAGCACGAAGCCGTAGAACGCTGCATCGTCCGCGATGGACAGGTTCACTTTCTCGGCGGTGTACGTCGTGCCGTACTCGGTCGTAAAGCCCTTCACGCCCGATGCGTCGGCAGCTTTAAGCATGAAGTTCTCGCACATCTGCATGATCTGATCCATCTGCGCTTTCTCGGCGTCATAGGCTCGGGTCAGTGCGGCGCGGGCTTCACGACTCTTGATGAACAGCTTGACCAGCTTGTCGCTGTTCATGCTGGGGATGTTCTGCAGGAACGCGTCGAGTTGTTCCTTGGGTAGAGCGGCCATTTCTCGTTGCTCCGTCTTAGTTGCGAATGTAACTATTATCCTGCTATGTAACTAATCGGTCAAGAGCAGTGCCCGCGTACAACGGTTGATAAACATGCGCAGTCGCAACATGCGCGGCTTACGTTCGCCATTAAATGCCCACGCGCACATCCACCCTTCGCACCAGTTGCAGTGGCAGTCGAGGTAGCGCTTTTCTTCGTGCGTCATGCGGGCGCCGCACTGCGCGCATAGTGACTTCACAGCAGTTCCTCGTTAGCAATCTTCAGCAACACGTCGGCATGGCATGGCAGCGGCGCGCAGTGGCACACCAGATTCTTGCCGCGCAGGTGTTCGCGCACTTCCTGCACGTAGAATGGATTGCTTCGCGCCCATTCCTCGAACTTCGCAATCACGTCCTCGCGCGTGCCGTCGCGCCCGATGCGATACTGATTGCCCCACTTCGTTGTGCGATCCACCAGCACGGCAGGCGCGGGTATCGGCCCCGCGCCGTTTTTGTAGACCTTCATAGCTGCAACTCCTTTCGGTAGAGTTCAAGCATGGTGTTCTGGTTGTCGCGGCGCTCGGCCACCATCGCGTAGATGCCCTGCTCAAACGTGTTGGCCACAAGACGCATGATGGTCATGTTGCGCGTCTGCCCCGGCCGGTTGATACGGTCCATCACCTGCCCCGACTGGTCGTTCGAATAGATCGGCGCGTAGAAAATCACCATGTCGGCCTGCGTCATGTTCAGCCCGTGCGACATCACCTTGGGGTGGCACACCAGTTCGTTCAGGTTCGGGTCGTCGCGGAAGTCCTGATAGATACGGTTGCGGTCTGTCAGCGACACGTCGCCATTGACCAGCGCGCAGCGCTTGCCGTCGCCGCGCTTCTCGTGCCACTCATTCAACTCGTCGGTCAGAGCGCGTACGATGCCCTTGAACGGAACAATCACCAGCACCTTGGCCGCCGCCTGCTCGATACCTTCTGTCAGCACCTTGAAGCGCGGCCCGTGATCGAGCAGCACGTAGTTCTCGGTACCGGACTCCTTCACCACGCCGCACAGAATCTGGCGCAGCTTGGACGCCTTGTCTGCCGCGTTGGCCGCCGTGATCTGTGCGGATGCAGCGTCGGCGACAAGGTGATTCTTCATTTGCTCATACGCGTCCTGCTGCTCCTTCGAGAGCGGCACGCCGCGGTTGAGATACGTCACAGGCGGCAACGACAGGCAGTCCGCTTTCCGGAACCTGATCGCCGGCTGCAGCGCGTTGTATGCCGTCTCGTGGGAGCCCGGCGCCGGTATCCATTTATAGGTGGACACCTGATTCATTGTTGCCCGCTTGAACTGCGAAAAGTATTCCGGCACACGCGTCGAGTCAACGAGTCGGGCAAGTGCCCAGGCATCGGTGGGGGCGTTCGGCGTCGGAGCGCCCGTCATCATCCACAGCCGGCGCTTGGCGGCCACTTCCTTCAGCACTTCGTACTGGTCGGTCTGCGCGTTGCGATAGTCGGCCGCCTCGTCGACGATCACCAGATCGATGTCCGGACGCTTCTTCAGATCGCGCGAAATGATCTTCAGCCCTGCCGGGTTGATGATGTAGAAGTCCACTTTCTGCGCGAGCAGGCTCTTGCGCTTCTCAGCCGAGCCGTGCAGAACCAGCGCCGTACGATGCATGCACACGTCGAACAGTTCGTTCAGCCACACCTGCTCGAGCGTGGACAGCGGCGAGACGATCAGTACGCGACTGATCACCTTCTGCTCCATCAGGTAGTCTGCCGCCCAGCAGGCGCTCGCCGTCTTCGATGTGCCCATCTCGTTGAGCACAAAACACTTCGGGTGCATCGTGAGAAAGTCAGCCGTCGCGTACTGGTGTTCGAACACACTGGCAAAGCGCGCGGGGCGCGGGAACTCGTAGTAGTACCGGATCGGTGAAGGTGCCTTGATCCCCATGTTGCGCAGGATTTTCGTGACCTTCAGGTTGTGCGGTACCGCTAGGTTGTGACCTTCAAAGTCGATCACCCGGCTATGCGCAGGCAGTATCTGCCGGATGGTGTTGAAGTTCGCCGGCTTCACCTTGAGCAGCAGGCTTTTCGACTCTTTGTGGACGATCATCTTTTCTTGCCTCAATCTGTTTAACCGGAATCCGTGCAAACAGGCAGCGGTTCACCATGTCCATCGTGCCGTTGTTACCCGGGAACGCGAGCAGCAACTGGATGCCTGCCTCGTCGACCATCTGCTGATTGCGCAGGAATCCCGCGGCGTCCCCGAACTTCTTCCACAGCGCTGGGTATTTCTTCTGCGGCGTGTTGGTCCGTTCGCACCACAGTCTTGCCAGCGTGTCGGCCCCGTCGGCATCGCCGTGCACTACTGTGATATCGAATCTGCTGCTGATTTTCGCGAGCGCTTTCTGGACGTTGTAGAAGTCTCGATAGGTCCGACCGCCCGTAATCCCAACCGTAAGTTTTTCGCGTGGCATGGTTCCATCAATTCCAGTGTGGCCTCCAGCAGTAGCAGCGACTCATCGTCCCGCACGACAAAGACGAACGCGCCCGATTCGCTCATCTCCTTCATCGTGATCTTCTGGCGATCGGTCGGCCACTCTTTCGGCGCCTTGGTTTCTATCGCGAGGTACTGCCCCCACGCGCAGCAGACAAAATCCAGTGTGGGCGCCCCCATGCCGTTCATTACTGGCATGTGAAAGTAAATGCCGAATCGCTTCAGCAGGCGCTTGACCTTCTCCTTGACCTTGCCCTCGGGTGTCACAGTTCATCCGTCTGCAGGATCACCTTGCCGGGCACCAGCGAGATCATCGGCGGCACGAACAGCATGCCCGTCACGGGGTAGTGGCCCTCCCCGTCCGCGTCGAACGCCAGCACCTCGGCGTCGTCCGGAACTCTTGCCAACAGCCTGACCAGTTCTGCCTTTGTCATTTCACGCACACCCCGATGTGATCCATCAAGAACGTCACGGCTTGGCACACGCCAATTGCCAAAAAGAAAACGCCCGCCGCGAGTAGCGCACCTTCAATGAATCCTTTCATCGCGCCCCCCTGCCCCAGTACTCGCATGTGTCCACCGCGCAGTGTTTCTTGCACAGCCCCGACGGCCTCGGGTTGAACACGCCAACGTGAAACGATCGTGCGTAGCGCTCCAGCTTCGGCAGCAACTCCACCCACATGCTCTCGATCTGGTGCCGGTAAAACGTCTCGTCGTCGCGCTCACCTGTCTGCAGCCAGCGATACGACGTGTGGCACGTTGTGACTTCCGGATAGTGGTAGAACACCATCAACGCGAAGATGATCAACTGCTGCCGGTTGTACTTACGCTTGCCCGTCTTGTGATCGTCAATCCATGCCACGTTGTTGTGGACAAGCAGCACGTCAATGATCCCGCGCGCCCACACCAAGTTGTTGTCAAAGAAACTGCAGGGCTTCAGGTCTTTCGTAATGGCCAGCTTCTGCTCAACGAGTAGCGTGCCCGGCCGACCCAAGTACTCCGAGATGTAGGGCGTGTACTGCTGCATCGTCACCGGCAGCGGCTCAACTCCACCTTTATTCAGGAACGTCTCGAATGCACGGTGGACTTCATCGCCCCACAACGACGCTTCATTCTTAACGTCCTGAACCTCGCGCAGTACCTTCTCCGCTTCGAACTTTCTGGCGCACGTCTCGTGACCTTCAATGCTCGAATGGCTCCACGGTAAAGGTTTCATGTTTTCTTTATTGCCCCGCTACTGGTGCGCTCAAAGCTGCGGTTAGCGTGTGCAGTCTTCACGCGCAGGTTCTTCGGGTTGACCATGCCGCCACCTTGGGACAGTGGCTTTTTGTGATCAACGTCCTTGCCGTCGCCTTTCTTGACCATGCCTTTGTTGAGCATCACTGTCCGGGCGCGGTTTCGGGCTGCGCGCAATGGCTTCTCGCCGCGTGCGTCGCTGGTTTTCTTCTCTTGCGCATAGTCGCGCTTGTAGTTCGGCGAACTCGGCATAGTCAATCTCCGGTCGTGCCCACGGTGGAATCCACGTCGTGAAAGCGAATGAACGTTTGATCATGTACTGCACGAACACGGGCTCGGGGACTACCTTGCCGTCGTGACTGAGCAGTACCGCTGTTTCCGTGGGGGGATCGAATGAAACTATTTCGTAGCCGCGCGCTATGTGGCCGCGACTAAGCAGGAACTGCCGCATCTTCGACCACCACGACCTCGGGCACGTAGCCGTACCTGTCCAGCGTCTCCTGCGTCAGTGCGATCTCGAACGGCACGCCCGTGTCGCCTTGCAGCGTAGCCATCGGGGGGTTCAAGTCCTTGTTGACCTTCAGGATTTCAAAGCGCAACCCCTTGGCCTTGGTCGATACGAGAAAACGTTTCTTCATGATGAAAGGTGGCCTCACCCGCGTTACTTTTATTTGTGAGACATCTGGT